CCATTTTAAATTTTATGGAGGAGCAACTCTTAAAAATATTTGAGGGTAATTCTGAACTGTTCATCACTACTTCTTCAACAGGAGAAGTAGATGAACGGGGCAAAGTTCAAGTAGAAACATTCACGGTTCACGAACCAGTTACCCTCAAATTATGGAAAGATCATTTAGATGGAAAACAAAGAATAGGAATAAAACCAGAAAAAGATGATAAAGTTAAATGGGGATGTATAGATATAGATCCACATAATTATAAAGAATATAATCAAAAAAAAATTGTAGATATAATAAAAGAATACAAGTTACCTTTAATACCAGCTCGATCAAAATCTGGCGGTTTACATTTATTTTTATTTTTAGATAATTGGTATCCAATAAGAGATGTAATCAAAAAATTACATCAATGGAATAATGATTTCTTTCAAGCCCAAGAAATTTTTCCTATGAATAAATGTTTAAATATGCCGTATTTCAATATGAATTCTACTACTGAGTTTGCTTATAATGATAATAATACGCCAGTTATGATAGGCACTTTTTTAGATTTAGTAAAACAAAAAACTATTTCTCTAGATCAGTTAAATAAAATTAAAGTGAAAGATTATGAGCCTGAAAGTGATTGGAAAGAATATCCTCCATGTTGTCAAAAAATGATTTCTGAAAAATGGTCAGGTAATCATAGAAATGATTTACTATTTAATATTGGTGTTTTAGAGATGAAAAAATGTGATGGTAATTTATCTAAAAAAGAAATTACAAATATTTTATTAGAAAGAAATAAAGAAATTTTTTCAACTCCTCTTGATGAAAGAGAAGTAATTAATACAGTAGCAAATTCAGTAAGTAAAAAAAATTATAATCTTAGATGTAATACACCTCTTTGTGACAAAGAAAAATGTAAATTTAGAAAACTTGGTATTGGAAGTCAAGTGCCAGATCTCATAGATGACTTTGATGAAATTACGTTTATAAGAACACCAACAACAATTGAGTTTACTTTTAATTTTCAAGGAGAAAAAATTGTAGTGAATCCTGAAGATATGAAGGATGAAAAATCTTGGAGAGTTAAATTGTTAAAGTATGGAATCTTCTGGATGACACTACCTAGGCCAAGATCTGGTCCTTCACCATTTGAAATGTTAATGTCTACAATTGTTAAAAAGGCAGTTGAGAATGAACAAATGAAATTTGAAGATAACATAGGAGAACAAAGATATAGCTTTCTTAAAAAGTTTTTTGAGAATCACATCGAAGAAGATGACTTTAAAAAATTAAAAGATAATTATGTAGTATTAGACTCTGAAACAAATGTTTGTTACTTTAAAAGAATAACGTTTGAAAATTTTTTAGGTAAGAACAAAGTGTTTAGATCAGCTAATGAAGCTTTTAATCTTTTAGGATGTGAACGTTTAGATTATCATCCTGGTAGTGGAGAAAAAAATGTATGGTATGTAACGATGCCTAAGTTTGTAGATTATAAATCTACTGCACCTGAACCTAAAAAGCAAAACCAACCTTCGGAAATGGATGATGAATTCCACACAGGAAAATTCAGAACTTAAAATATTAGAGAATCTTTATAGAAAAACTATTAAGATCTTTGGTCCTCCAGGTACAGGTAAAACATATACACTTATTGAAAGAGTATTGAAAAGTTATTTAAGAAGAGGAGTGCAGCCATCTGATATTGCATACTTATCTTTTACAAATAAAGCTGTTAACACTGCAGTAAAAAGAGCCATGGATGCTTTTCCAAATTATTCTTCTGAAGACTTTCTTAGATTTAAAACACTACACACATACTGTAGAAGATATTTTCAAGAGGAAGTATTTGATCCAAAACATTGTGCAATTGATTTTGCATTACAAACAAAGATAATCAAAACGTCAGATAAAAGATTAGCAGACGATACATTTACATTTAAAGATTGGTCACTTGGTATATATAGTAAAGCAAGAAACTTACTGATGGATCCTGAAGAAGTGTATAAGAAGGAGTCATATAAAAGAGATTCGTTAACAGTATTTAATCGTAAGATCTCTACCTATGAACATTACAAACAAGGTGGTGGAGAAAGATCTTTTATAGATTTTGACGATATGATTGAAAGAACTATAAAAGAGGTAGACTTTCCACGGCTCAAGGTTTTAATTTTAGATGAAGCTCAAGACTGCACACCTCTGCAATGGTCTGTAATTTATAAGATGGCTATGAAGTCAAATAGAATTTATTTAGCAGGAGATGATGACCAAGGTATATACAAATGGAATGGAGCAGATCCAAAATATTTTACAAAATTTTTTCCTGGTCGAAAAGTAAAATTAAGAAAGACTCAAAGGTTTGGAGAAGCTATCTATCAATTCTCACAAGTTATTAGAAGAGGCATAAGAGATAGTGAAGAGAAAGAATTTCTTCCAGGTAAGAATCAAGGTTATGTAAAAAGTTATTTATCATTTAAAGAAATTCCTTTTGAAAATTTAAAAGAGGACTGGTACATATTAGGTCGTATTACTGAAACAGTTAATGAACTTAGAATGTTAGCTAAGGATGCTGGTTTATATTACAAAGACAACAGAGATAATAAATGTTTTGATGAAAAGCAATGGGAAGCAATAAAAGCTTGGACTGCAATTACAAAAAATAAAAAATTAGATAAGAAACAAGCAAGAAATATGTACAAGTATATTAGAGAACTTGCAGATCCAGATTATAGGACAGATAAATTTTGGAGAGCACAACCTGATTTTACAGTATACAATTTCAATGATCTAAAAGAATGGTGTGGTTTAGAATTAAAAGATGAAGATTCTAAAAAACCTTGGTATTGGATATTAAGAAGAAATTTTAAACCTAGACAAGTCAGACACTTTATTAGATTGTTAAGAAGATACGGACAAAAAGAATTAGATAAAGATCCACTTATAACTATAGATACTATTCATTCAGTAAAAGGCGGAGAGGCCAATCATGTTGTTTTGTATAGTAAGGGTAATTTTCCATCTGATTATTCTCATAAATCAAAACAAGAAAAAAGTGATGAAAGAAGAGTTTGGTATACTGGTGCAACTCGTGCAAGAAAAACTTTACATTTGTTGAGAACTGATTATAAATTTAATTATCCAATTGGTGCAGATTATTTAATTTACGTCCAGGAAAAAAATGACAAATAAAGATATTTTTGACGAAACATTTCCACAAGATAAACAAATTGGAGGATCTCATTATAAACAGTTTTTAATACAGCCTTGGACTTTTATAAGAAAAAATGGCCTAAATCCTTTTCAAGCAAATGTAATTAAATATGTTTGTAGATATTTAACGAAAGGTAAATCAATTGAAGATCTTAACAAAATAAAACATTATTGTGATTTAGAAATAGAACACTTAAAAGAGAAAAATGAATAATTATAGAATACATTATTTTGGGCCTATGTTATTTCAAAGTGAGTTATCAAACGAACAAGCTGCATCTATAGAAAATTTATTAAATAAAAAACAAGAAAACAATTTTCAAAAACAGTTAGCTGGACATTTAAAAGATGAATTTTTGATTAATCCTGTAGCATTAGAGAATATATTACTTCCAACTTTTGAATCATTCTATGATGCACATAAAAAGTTTTATGGTAAAAATTTGATGCAACAATTTGTAAAAAGATCTTGGGTGAATTATATGAAAGCAGGAGATTATAATCCAATACACGCACACTCTGAATGTGATTGGTCTGCAGTAATATATTTTAAAATACCTGAGGGATTAGAAAATGAACAAAAGAAACATGTCGCTAATAGTCAGGCTCCAGGGGGAGTTACATTTATGTATGATTTAATACCAATAAGATTTTCATACGGTCAATTAAATTTTACCCCAAAAGAAAAAACAATATTTATTTTTCCAGCAGAACTTTGTCATGAGGTAACACCTTTTAAATCTGATGGTGAAAGAATTACAATAGCTTTTAATTTAAAAAGCAGAGAATAATGCAAGAAAATAAACTAATTTACACAACTATATTAAAAAATCATTTACAATGGTGTAAAGAAAATGGGAGAGACACAACATGGGTAAAGGCAATAGGAAATCTGTCTTGGTACAAAAAGTTCAAGAAAAAAGATGCTGTGACTGTAGTGAAAAAGCTGTCTTCGTAGAAATGAAAAAACTTTATTGTCCAAAACATTATGCAAAACTTAAACACATACCATTAGAGGATTATGAGCAAAGGCTTACAATTAACACTAACATTTAAAAAATCTATTTGGAATACACCACTAGAATATAAAGATTTATCTAACGCAAAAGAAATAGCAATTGACTTAGAAACTAGAGACGATGGTATCAATGATAGACTTGGAGCTGGTTGGGCTTTGGGTAAAGGAGAGATTGTGGGTTTTGCAGTTGCAGTAGATGGATGGCAAGGATACTTTCCATTTGGCCATTTAGGTGGTGGTAACATGA